CATTCTTCTTTCTCCAACCTATCTAGTCGTTCTTTGATTTCAGTTTTGGCATACTGTAGCCCGTCGAGTTCCCCTACAAGCTGGCGATACTTCTCCATGCTATCTGGGGAACCATGCAGTATGTTTTGTTCTGTAAGCTCAATCCTTCCTTCTATGGCCTTCAGAACGGCATACGCAAACGAAAGAGAGTCTTCCATTAGCGCATCTTGGTCTTCTTAGGTTTCTTAGGAGGGCCGTCATTGTCCTTAAGATACTTCTCTAACACATCTTTTACACGTGCATCTAAGTCACGTTTTCTGTCTGGGTAGAGTCTATCTTGCGCTTGTTTCTCGGCGGCCTTGTCCCTGATTTTTTGTTTGGACTCTTCTGTCAGAAGAGCCTCTCCAGCCTCTGATAACACTGAGTCAGACATCAAAACGTTCCTTGTCCACCGTTGCTGTTAAAGTAACGTCCCTTGAACTGAGACTGTGTGCCTTTGGTGAGTTGTTGCGACACGCCGCCCTCTTTACGTCTTTCAGGGGCATCCGGAGGAGGTGCATCGACCTCTTCCATCGTGATCTCAACCGGCTCATCCATCATTTCTACGTTTTTCATAACCATCTCCTAATGTTTCACGTGAAACAATTAACCCATTTTGTTTATGCGGCTCTGATTAACTTCCGCCCGTAACAGGGCAATATCCTCTTGGGAATCAATCTTTTCTCTGTCGATCTCTTGATTTTCAGCGGCTTTCTGCTGATCAAAGTCCAACCTAGCAGCAAACTCGCTTGCCTTCCGTTGAAGATCCATTTCCTTGATATCAAGCTCCTTGTCACGGAGCGCAACCAAAGGATCAACATCCGCACCCGGCGGCGGTCCAAGCATAGGCATAATTTCTTGCGTATATTCAGCAATAAGCTGTGCAACCTCGGCCTCTACGTCCATCGGAGGTGGTTGCATCCCTTGCGCCATAGCTTGTTCCGCCATCATCATAGTCTTCGCTTGAACAACATTCCGGGCTTTGAGAGCGATATGCTCACAGATATGAGCCTGAAGAAGACCAAGAACAGGCGGGGTGCCAGCTGGAACAGGTGTCTTCATGAACGTAATGTGCGACATAATATGCGCGTCATGGTCCTGTGTCGGAAACGCCTGTAGGTTCTCTTGAATCAACGCTCGAGCGTTCTCAATCGCTGGATCAGTAGGCTGTGGAGGTTTAGGCGTAGGCAAGATTGCCTCTATGTTCTGAACCCCCAGTGCCTGATACATTCTCCTGTACGCTTCAAACAGGTTATGCATCTGCGGGTTTGACTGCGCCAGCTGAAGCTGTGTCTGTGCTATCGCGATCCTCTGCGATAGAGAAAAGATATTCGGATCGGATACAGGAATAACATCGACACGGTCATCAAAGTCTTGCTGCTTGATGAAGGACTCTGCACCGTAAACATTATAGGGGTACATGGGTGGCAAAGATTCTTTAAATATCTTCGCCAGCATCCTGAACTCTTGTTTCTGAGCGTAGTGAAGCCGCTTATGAATAGCGGACATCACCCGTGAACCCCTCTCTAGGAGCGCCACCGTCGTTCCTACCGCCGCTTGCTGGTTGCCGTCTCCCACCTGAAGATCAGCAATCGCGGCAAACCTCTGCCCCGCCTCTACTACGAAGCCCAACAGAGAATACAGCGTCTGACTTGGCTCCTTGTAAGGAAGCGGCATCAGACTGTCGCGAAGAGCCCCACCTGGAGCGTCAATGTCACGGAACTCGCCGGGAGACAGGGGCTCATCAGAGTCACGAATGCGAATACCCCTAGCCTTAAATCCAGCGGGTAGATTCGCCAGAGTTCCAGCGTCAATCAACTGCCGCATGATGGAGGTCGCGGAACGACCCAGACCTCCGATCATGTGGAGCAGGCCAAGGCCGTAGAAGCCTAGTCCTGGGAGGAACTTGTAATGCGTGAAGTATTGATTCTTTTTGTAATACTCATCGCCTTCATTCCAATTACGGCGAATCGATAAAACTTTGGAGCTGCCCTCATCTATCGTGACGATGTACGGGAGCTTAATGCCGGTCTCTTCCCCATCCAAGGGACTGACATGCTCAAATCCCTTTAGATCAAGGTCAATATGAAACTCTATGAGGGTGCAGTCTTCCCCATCAACGGTCTTTTCTACACCCACAAGCTCGCGTTCTTTCTCTCGCAAGCTGTCCTCTGCTTCATACGGCGTCAGTTCTACATCGCGGTAAAACCCAGCCGCTTGGTTCTTACGGACATTATTGATGTCCATACGAACAACGTGAGCAATACGGGATGCGGACTCAAGATCCGTAGCGTTGTATGGCACAACAAGATCATCCGCAGGCACGAATCGCGCTACGGCCCTGTCCAGCATGTCATCAAAGTAAATCTTCTTGAACGCGCTCCCAGCCAACGGAAGATAAAAGAGCATACGATCCGTTTCAGGATCATACTCTTGCATAACGTTCAAAATCTCATAGTTCATGAAATCCTTGACGCGCTGTGCTTGGTCTTCGGACTCTGGGGTGACGGCGCCTACAATCTCCGTGCGAACGGGACCAGATGAGGGCAAAAGTTCCTTGTAGGCTTGCGACTGAAACTGTGTCACGGCTTCAGCGATAACAGGGTGCGTTACACCACTAGACCCTCGGAAGGGCTCTTCACGGTCTTCATACTTGATACCTAAGAGGTCAAGGCCGTCAGAGTAGGCGTCTTCCCACTCCTGTCGGCCAGACTTGTCTTCCTCATAGAGATACAGGAGTTCTTGAGCAATGTCGTTGAGGTCACGCTCGTCCAAAAGCTCCGCAAGGTTTGCGTCTTGCTCTGCGAGCATTTGCTCTTGAATGGCATCCTCAAAGTTAATAACGACAGAACCATCCTCTTCCTCAATGATCTCTGTCGGATCTTCGAGTTCCTCAATCTCAATAGTATCTTCTTCCTCAAGAAGATTATCACCTTGAGCGGGCATCGCGCCGTCGATTAAAGAAATAGGGGTTTCAGCCATCTAACATTTCCACCTTCTTCTTGCCTGACGAATACGGCTATTCGGATCATTCCTTGTTTTGGCAGAAGACCGTTTTAGTTGCCCTAATGACCTCGCGCAATAGCTCTTGCGCCTCTTGGCCGCCTTGCTACCCGGCTTGACCTTACCCGTCACCGCTGTCTTTAGTTTCGACCCAGGATTGGCTCTGCGATGTGCGCGGACACCAGCTTTGGTCATCCCTGCGCCTTTTTTGGTAGGGCGATAGTTGGCGCCCTTCCCCTTCGTGGTCTTACGAATCGCTTTCTGGCGCTTCCTAGCCACCTTACTCGTCCTCTGAGTAGAGGTTGTTGAACGTCACAGAAGGATCAAGGTAAGAATCATGAGATTCTGCGGAGTGCGTCCATTGTGAGGGTGTAAAGTCGGGAGCTCCCTCGCCCGTTCGCCATAAAGCGGGGCTCGTTGCACGAACTCTGTTATTCGGCAGCGCAACAATATTACCTGTCCACGGTCCAGCATCAGTCAAATGAATAACATGTGACTGTTTATGCTGCGCGGGGTCATCCGCGATTTCATGATCTGTGTAGTCTACTGTAAACAAGTACTTTCCCGTGTGAAAATTATTGTCGATTTTACACAACCATGGTGAAGAACTTACCCTATCCATCACGATAACGCTATGATTTCTTGATTCGCAGTCCCATGGCTGACACAAGTGGTCCTCCATAGGCTCTGGCCACTTCTCTAACGGGATGTCCGCTACAAGGGCCTGTATGGGCATTCTGGCCCACATAGCGCCCCCATGTACGTTCTCTTCGGGGCCGCCTTCCATGTCGGTCTCACAGCCTGTAAACACGATCTGGAAGCTGAGAGACCTGTCGGGCATCGTATTTACGGCGAATGCCATGGCATGGAGGAATTCTCCATGGTAGCGCATGTGATTACACGTAAACTCCCTGCGTACCCAGCATTTAAAGTTGGGTACGTTGCTAATAAGGTACGGCATTAACGGCGTCTAGCCGCGCCGCCCTTTGCATAACCCTTGGTCTTCTTCATGGCCATGCCGCCACCCATCATTTTCTTACGGCGAACAGCACCACCTTTAGCGTAACCCTTAGATTTCTTCTTCTTCGCGGCCATATCTAACTCCTTTTCTTTGAACTACGGCGTTTTTTAGCAAAAGTTGCTACATTTGTCGGTTTTCCACCAACTCCTTGCTTTTTTGAACGGTTTCTGGTAACGGCGCTCTTCTTTTGAGACGCTGTCATGCGCTTTGCCTTCGCTAGAGGCACACATTTCGGGTATTTTCGCTTACTTTTCTTAGCAGATTTGCGGCCGCACGGCTGAAACTTGCCCTTTTTCTTCGGGGCACCAATATCAACCCACTTTTCGCCTACCCACTTGCGTAAACTCATCGTTTGCGCCTACGTGTCGTGCTCTTTTTGCGCGTTCTGGTGGTTTTTCGCTTCTTTGTAGTGCTTTTCTTGGTTTTTTTCTTGCCACCGGGTTTTACCTTACCACTACACACCGCGCTGGCATACATATTGGCATACGCACTGGGGTAAACGTCAAATTTCCGCTTCGCAGCGGCTTTCCCTCGAGGACAGAGCTTGGCCATGTTACTTTTTCTCGCCTTGACGCCAAGCCCGTGCTTTGGACATGGCTCTATTTCCAAACCAGAAGCTGATTATAGCACTAAATATTACGCCATCTGTCTCTTCACGCCAAGCCATGTCTATAGCTACCGTCCAATCCAAGTTCTGAACGGCAATCATGGCATATATCATGACTCCCTTTGTCGCTAGGTAGGCTAGTAGGAACAGATAAGTAACGACAGGGCGCACAGAACCGCGAAGAGCATTGATAAAGTTTCCAGCATCGATAGATCTATCATGCTCGTACAGTCCTTTCGTCTCTTCGATCTCGGCTTGCGCGTCCAGCTCGGCAATTTTTAGCTTGGATATCTGATCGGCGTACTTAGCCTTCGCCTCAAGCATCTTGAGCTCTTGCTCATCAGCCTGCTTCTGTTTGAATATGCCGATGACCTCTGGAATTATAGAGGTTCCGAAACCTAACAGACTGCCTAGCAAGGATATCATTTAACTTTCTCTTTCATTGCTTGTCGCCAGCGCCACGCCAGAAATCCCAAACTGGCGAGCAGCAGCAATATGGACAGACTCGTCTCAACGAGTCCTAGCCAAGAAGCCGCTACGGCTACGCCACCAGGGGCGACGGTTATAAGGTCCTTCGGTTCCATTATTTGTTCTCCACGGGTGGGTGCTTGCCGTTATGAGCGTGTGAAAGCTGATCCAACTGCTTCGTTAGCCACTTCACGTCCTTCTGAAGGCCCTCAAGCTCTCTGTGCAGAAGCTTTAGTTCTGTCGGAGAGTTGATCCCCTTGAGGGTCATCACCTGATTCGCGATCTTGCCGCGTTCCTGTTCCGCATTATCAAGCCTCGCGTCAAACTTTTCACGGTTATCTTCCGCGCTCTTTATATGATCTTCAAGATCATGCATGACGCGGCTCAGATTACTCTTCACCACGGCATAGCCGCCGGCCACGGTAGCCAGAACCATAATCCCCTGTATCGCGTGGCTCGCTCCAAGTTCCATGACTACCTTACCGCCGGTCCATATGTCGCGGCCCACCACAGAAACCAGACGATTCCCGCCGCAATCAGGAGAACAGCCATACCCTTACCAATTTCCAGCAAAATCTTCTGTCGGCGCTCCGCACGTTCCTCGGCTAAAATTTTCTCTTGCCGTGCGCGTTCTTTCTTATCGGCGATCCGCTTCTCGCGTTCCTCCAGAATCTGATCCCAAGTGCTTTTCTCGTTGGGACCGCTTGGCCATTTCCGGTTGATCTCATCTTTTAGATCAGAAATCTGCTGGTCTAACTGTTTTTTCTCAATTACAGCTGCCGCCGCTGAACTGATACTATCGTCTCCACCATCATCCTTGGCCCGCTTCTGAAGAATGCTCTTGTTCTTCTGGCCTATAGAACTACCCGGCTTGTGATTCTTGTTTTTTTCGTGCTCGTCCTGTGCGTGAAGGACGCCATCAATCCCGTGGACAATCTCTTGTACTCCACGCGCACTCTTAACCAGCGTTTTGGTAGCTGCAATTGCGGCGGCTATGGTTAACGGGTCCATTAGCGTTTCCCGTTATTGGACATGTACGCGGTCATGCCCATGTATGCTCCCACCACGCCAGCTTGTCCGATGTAAAAAAGCCCAAACAAATCCGATAGGGCCTTGATTCGGCCATCTGGAAAGATCGGCAGAAAGACCATTAACGTAAACCCAATCATGGAAATCATCGCTACCCAGGCCATCCGCCGCTGGGCATCCGCTTTCTCATGCTGATCACGAACTTCCGCTAACGCGAGCTCTTGGTCGGAGACCACACCGTCCCCATCAACGTCGAGCTCGTTGTGTGCGCTATCATCCTGTAACTTCTTTTGGGCCATCAGTAATACTCCCGTGGCCTTGGACTAGAGACAATCTCGTCGTCTTCTTCGTCACTATCAAGGCGCAAGAATCCACCTCTACGATATCTTATTAACGCCATTGACATACTATCACAATAGTCATCATGGTCGCCATTAGGAAATGCAGCGCACTCGTCAATCACTTCTTCCGAAAATTTCATGTCGGGCGCCCACACCTTTCCTGACTCAAAGATCGGCGCCACCATGTGCATCCGGGTGTGCTTATCACGGCCCTTGGACGGTGTATAATTCACCACAGGAATCCCCATCGCACGTAACTCGTCCGTGAGCGGTGTACCCGTCGCCTTCGCCTCAATCAAAACCATGTCGGGGTCCCAGTAGTTGTACTCCTCCAACGCCTTGCTCTTCAGTTCAGGGAAATCCCAACGGCCTCGATGCGCGTCCATCAATATAATATGATCCGAACCACCCTCATTCGGCTGGAAAACACCCCAGGTCGTAATAGCCGAGTAATCCGCCGTCTCCTTCTTACTAAACGCCGTATCATAACTCTGCATAATATAACTCACAGGAGGGATGTCCTCTTTCTCCCAGACGTTCCACCACTCCTTCTTGATTATCGCACCCTCTTCAGCCGTAGGATTCTGCTGCCATTGCGCGTTCCACTTGCCCAAGGACAACGAAGCCTTGACCTTTAACAGTTCCTCCTTCTTCCAGAACTCAGGCCACAGAACATTGCCGCTCGGCAAAATCGCCGGGAACTCCACAACATCCCACTGGTCAGACATGACATCCGAACCTTGGGCCTTGATCAACTTACCCGTCAGATCCTTCAAGGACCACCGGGTCATGACAACTACAATAGACCCGCCCGGTTGTAATCGCTGACGGGGCCCTGACGTATACCACTCGTAGGCGTGTTCCATAGCCGTTTCAGATAAGGCGTCCTGCTCAGAATGTGGGTCATCAATAATGAGAAGATCAGCACCTCGGCCCGTAATCGCACCGCCCACACCCGCAGCATAATATTCGCCACCCTGACCCGTCTCCCAACGGCCAGCCGCCTTTGAATCCGCCCGCAAATCAACATCTGGAAAAATATCCTTGTACCGCTCCTCCTCCATAAGGTTACGAACCTTACGGCCAAACCGCACAGCCAACTCAGCCGTGTGAGTCGTCTGAATAATCTTCAAAGAAGGATTCTTGCCGATCAACCAAGCAGGCAACAAGTAACTCGCAAATTCAGACTTCGTATGCCTCGGCGGCATATTAATAATGATCCGTGAACCGGGAGTCACAGACAACTTCTCATATTGCTGCGCGACCTGCTTGTGATGAACGCCCTCAATAAATCCATCGTAAACGTAATTCACAAACTCCATAAAAGAATCCTTCCTTTCC